TTCTATCATCCTCATAAATATACCCAGGTACAATATACTTGAAGGCATCAAAGTAATTGTGCTTGTGGAAGTTCTTGTTTAGTAAGTAACTTTTTCCAGACATTAGACAAAGGACGTAGTGATGTTTAAGTTATTCAACTGAATAATTTCATTGAATCCGACAGAGATGGGAGACTCCACGTTATCTACACGAGCAAATCTTATATTAGTTTCATTATCTAATAAGAATCTTATGAGATCTTGAGGTACAAAGGATTCTCCGAAGTCGTTATTATCAACATTAAAGTATTGTTGGGTTAACTCCCTAGCAGATTGGATGATCTGGTTTTGACCTAGCTTGTAATTAGAGTCTAGAGTGATAACCAAGAAAACATCTAAAGTTCGGATTAAACCATCAACCACTACAACCTCATCAGTTAACATTTTCTTAGGTTGCAGTGATTCAAGAAGTTGTTTTTTGTATTCCTGGGTTGCTCTCCTAAGTTGAGTATCTGATGCTTTTTCCAATACAAAAAGATCAATCACATTAGCGGACGAGAACGCCCTACGAACAACAGCAGCGGCTTTCCCCGTAGACCCATAGTTGGATGCAAAGCTGTTCGCATGGCCTTTGTAATCCTCCAGGGTTACTAACCTGTCCTGGCTGCGGTAGTAGAGGGGAGCGTATCTCTTAGCACTCTCAATTGTCTCAGCGTTCCTACCACCTGTAGCTATACTGGTGTTCTCCAAAGTCCCTGCTTGACCTGTGAAAGTTGTAGTGGTGGCTTTTTCGTTAAGGGTCACTTCGGCAGGTACATTGATAAAGCTTTCCGCCACATTAC